GCTAGGGCTGACTGCCGTGGCCGAGCCAACCGGATCGGAAAGCTGCTCTGCGGGCCACGGACCCTGCGATTTTGCGAAGCGGTCGGTAGCGGCCATCTAGCCCTCCTTACGCCGACAGGTTGGCGTACCAGGCGCCATCAGCGGGGCTGAAGAAGGAGCACGTCTTTCCGGCCGCCACAGCAAAAGCAGTGTTGGCAGACAGCGCGTTGATCGTTTCACCAACAGCCGGGAACACATTCATGCTGTTCGCGCCGGCATTGATCACGTGATGCTCGCGGCCGGCAAAGGCATTGGGAAGGATCACGCTATCGGCAGCGGTGGCAACCGTGCTTACGCGGCAAATCGAGCCGGTGAGCAGGGTGGCACCGGTTTGGCCGCCCCCGGCAAGAGCCGTAAGTCCTGTGCTGTTGCTGCGATAGATCGGCCCGTTCATGGTGATCTTGTCGAACGAGGGCTCGCGCGTCGCGACGCCCGTAAATCCTTGGGTCATGCGATACTCCTAAGCGGCTTCTTTTTCAGCCGGTGGCTCTGGGGGAAGTGTGGCCTGCCCGACCACGGGGATGCCGCTTGGCAATAGTTGCTGGATGGCCTGTTCGACCGTCTGTCGAATGACGGGAACCAAAGCCAACGGATCTACATCAACACCCAGCTTCAGGCGGTCCGTTTCCGCCTTATAGCTGTTGACATCCTGCTTGCGCTTCTCGTCAGCCAGCGCCTGAACCGACTGCTCAAGCGCATTCTGGAGCTGTGCGATGGTCTGTTGCATCTCCACCTGCTCAGGAGATGGCCCACCAAGCGCCTGAGGTGGCACCATGTTGCGTAGGCGCTCCGCAACCTCATCAGCCATGGCAAAATCGGCCGCACGGAACAGGATATCGCCCACCAGAGGCAGAAGCGCGCTATCCTCCTGCACCAACTGCATGAGTGCGTTGAACGTCTCCTGCCGGCGCGTGGCGAAGTCGGGTCCGATATCCGCCTGAACGTCATATTTGCCCACGTTCGGGTTGAAGATGCGGGCAACGACACGCTGTTGCTCGTCAAGCTTCTCCTGATACGCCACCTTGGCATTCGGATCGATCTGGACCGGCTCGCTTTCCATATCGATCGAGCCATCGGACGCCAGCAAGCGGATGATGCGGGGCGTGTCATAGATCTTGGGAATCAGATCGATCAGGATTTTGCCGGTGAAGCGGATCGCCACCGCGAGATTATCGATGAAGTGATAGGTTGCCGTGTCGCCCTGACGCTGGCGGGCCTCGATCGCCACACCTGAGCGCTCATTGCTCGGCGCACCCATCTCGGCCTCGTACTGGCCAGAAACCTCCATCAGCTCCTGACGGGCCACCTGCATGCCCTGCACATAAGCAGGAGCCATAACGGCAGGCAGAGAGCGTTGCGGCGGCGCTACCGGCTGCCCGTCATCCGATATGTCATTGTAGGGAAGCAGCGAGAAGTTTTCGGTGTTCGCGTTTTCCCAGTAATTCTCATAGCCTTCGATCGCACGCACCGGGGCGATGAACGGATTCTTGCCCTGCAACGCGACCTGCTCGGCGGCCGAGCTGGTCCAATAGTTATACTGGCGCTGCGGGTCCTTCATGGCCCGCGTGTGGCCCTTACGGTCCAGCTTGCCGTCGATCACCGTCTCGACGCCGACCACGCGGACGATCGGAATGTATTTGCCCGGCCAGATGCTCTTTTCGACCACCTTATCGCCGGCAATCAAATACCACTCGATCACGTCTTCCGTGATGTCACGGGCGCGGAAATCAGCGGTTTCGTCCGCCTCAAGCTGAGCCACCACCTCTTTGCCGAGCTTGGAGGCTTTGGACTGCTGACGCTGGCCATTCTCATCGATCCATGAGACGAGCTGGTCGTTCTTCTCCAGCCGGCGATAATACTCAGCAACGCGGACGTGTTTTTCGTTCAGCCAATCATCGCCGTTGTTGAGCGTCTGGGTCGGAACTTGGTCCTTGTAGCGCGGGAAGCGAGCAGTGAACTTGTCCGTGGGCACGTCATCGAAGATGATGCCGAAGCGCGCATCCGAGCCATCAGACTCGTTGATGTCCGGATCGAGATAGACCGCCAGCGGGTCCTTGATCGGCCGCAGGAACGCATCCTGATCCAAGCTCTCGGCATCAGCATAGTCGGTGACTACGCGCCAGTAGCCAATGCCGCCCTCAACCTGGAACGTGGTGGCGCGATCGTAGACGGTCTGCGCGTTCGAGATATATTCGATATGCCGAATGACGCTCTGGAATACCTGCGCGCTGTCATAGGTGGCGCCATCGCCAACCGGACGCACGCGCATCTCTGGCTTGTTCTTCTTGGCATCGTTGATGATCTGGAGATTGTGCTGCTGCGTCTTGTTGATCGTCAGCATGGGGCGATTGTCGCGGATGCGGTCACCCGCGATCCGGTCATCCCACTGCCACATATTGTCCGAGTCACCGTTCGCGAACTTGCGATCGGCAATGAAACGCTTGCGCGCCTCAGCTTCCCACTCCTGACAGCGCTTGAAGCGGTCTTTGGCTTCCTGGACAAGATCGGGCTTGGGGGTGTTTGCCATCAGCGCATCCATCCTCCAGGCGTCATCATCGGGTTGCGTGGGCCGCCAATACCAAGCTTTGGCTTCTTCTTCTCAGGCGTCTTGGCGAAGCGGCGCATCATCACCGCGTACCGGGTGGCCGATATGCGGTCGTCAAACTCCTTGACGATCAGCCCATCAACACGGTGGTACTGGCGAAACTCTTCGAACCAAGCCTCCAGGTGATCGAACACCTTGAAGCGCCCCGTCTCCATCCGCTCCAGAATCTCTTGGATGCCGGCCTCAACGCCGTTGCCGCCGTCCGGGTGGCTTGCCTTCTCAGGCAGCATGTTCAGCCCGTGCTTGCGGTACTGGTCCTTGAGCGCTTCACCAGAGCCCTTGTCGTGCTGCAGGCCATCGTGTGGCCACGCCCACGGTAGCCATTCGCCCCAAGGCTTGAGGGCGCCCGCATGATGCAGCGGGGTTTGCTCCCGCGCCGCATAGACGTGCGTGACGTAGAGGCAGTCAGCGTCCTTATCCCATGCGAGCCTTGCCGCTGCGGTGGGGTGATCCCACCCGAAGTCTATGCCGCCGATCTGCGCCCAATGCTCCGGGATAGTGAAGGCAGGTATCTTGATCGCATCTTCGCTGATCGGGAACACGCGCCCCGAACCAAGCTGGGGAATGCCCTTTGCCCGTGCTTCCCGTTCATGCTCCGGATAGGCTGCGACAATGGCCGCTCGCTCTTCTGGGGTGTAATGCTCAGCATCGTCAATCGTCATCCGGGTGACGTGACGGCTCATGCCTTCATGCCCTCCAGATCCTGCGCCTGGAGGAACATGCGCACCACCTCCGACATGCCCTTGAGCGGGGTGAAGGTGAGCATCACGATCCCGCCCGTCGCATTCGTGCGGGTCAAGCCCTCCGAATAGATATCGCTTGGCGGCTCTTCATCGAACCACACGCCGTTCAGCGTATCGCCCTGCCACTTGCCACGGCCCTGCTCGTAGCTCTTGAACAGCAACGTGGACGAACCGCCCGACACATGCCGAACAACCACGCTATCCAGGCCATCAGGTGCGCTGCGGCCGCGCTGCGTATCGAGAATGTCCGCGAAGGGTATGGCCCCCGTGCCCCATTCCTCTTCGCGCTCTGGCGGCCCGACTAGAAGCTTCTGAACCGTATCTCTGGTTGAAACACCAGATTCACCAGCCGCCCAGAAGCGTCCAGGTTCCTCGAACCGCCTTCCTCGCCACCACTCAGGGTATTTGCCCGTGAGGTGCATGGCCCATTCCATTGAGCCAGCAACGGTCTTTCCCAATTGGTTGCCGGCCATGAATAGGCGCTCTCGGTGCTGCGCGCCCGCGTCATGGAATTCTCGCTGCTTATTGTATGGTCGGTACGCTGCCAGCTTGTTGCGCTTGGCCCTGCGCACCTTCTCCGCCGCCAAGGTCAAAGCCTGCTCGCGCAAGCTGCGCAGCAAGTCCGGCGAGGCGTCGGTCAAGCTCATCGTCGCTAAGCTCATCCAGCTCGCTCACCTTGACGTTGAGTTCCTTCGGCAGGATCGATGCCACCACCTTCAGATACTGGTCAGGCTTCTCGGCCCGAACCACCTCGATCGCCGCCTTGCCGTTAGCTTCCCAATCTTCCAGCATGTCGGCGATGAACGCTTCACCCAGCTTATTGCGGGCGCCCTTGGGCCTGCCTGGCCCACCGTTATTGCCCGGTAGGAATCGGCCCGTCGCCTCGTCCTTGACCGGGACTGACCTATCCTCAGTCATTCCGCCTCAGATACGCCTCTACGGCGCTTTCCCATGTTGCCCTTGCCTGCCTGTGCAGGCGATCGGCTGTGTCGTGCTCGGTCTTGGCTTCCTTTAGAGCAACCTCGGATAATGCGAGGCGTTCCGATGCCGCTTGATACTGCTTCTTGGCTGATGCGATGTGCCTATCGTCGCTTATGGCCATGGCTGGTTATCGTTTGGTGGTTCTTTGGCGCACCAGCGTTTGATCGTGACCAGAAGCTCGTCTGCTAGATCCTGAGCATCGTCTGCGCGAACACCGCTTTCCAGGATGGTGATGAGCAGATCGTCGCGGAGGTCGGAGATTATCTCAGCCACGATCCCAGCCTCTACATTGCGGACAGGTTTCCCAATCGGGGTCGCCGTGCTCGCAAGGCGCCATGGCTCGAATCCAGCTTTTGGCCTGGGCTCTCCACATCGCTGTCTTCTGCTCAGGCGTCATTGCGGCGTAAGCGGCATTGGCTCGATCAAGTGCGGCGCGAAGCTCTGGGCCCATCCCCGCTCTCCTGAATTAGCTTAGCAGTAGCTTTGCGCTTGTGCGCTCTGAGCGATGTCGTTCTGCGCTATGCCGACGACCTGACGGGGGTTCATGTATACTGGCGGCGTCACCTTCTTGAACACCGTCGCCAAATGATCCTTGATCGCCTGCCATTGCTCAGCAGTTGGAGCTTCGCTGGTCAGTTCGGCAAAGCCTTGCAGCCAGTAGGCGAATTGCAGCGCGTCCATGCTGCCTCCTGAATTAGTCCCCCAGCCTCGAATGATCCCGCCGCGATGCCAGCATAGGCTTTCCGAGGGTGCGTGGTGTTCGGACTGGGGGTGCGCTGACCTGCAGCGCAAACTCACGCGGGCCGCACGATGACGCCCGCGCCGTCTGACGCGAGAACACGCCAGCGTTGAAACGAAAACGGCGGCAGATCCGAAGACCTTGCCGCCGCGCAAACTACCGCCTCACCAGAGATGAGGCCGCGCTTGCTAGCCTGATGTCTGGCGCGTTCTAGAACCGCGTTACCCCAGC